GCGCCAGACGTGATGGCCGGAAAGTCTGCATGCACCGCGATCCAGTCTGACCAAAACGTTTCGTCGACTTCCGTGGTGCCGTAGTCCTGCCCGATGATAGCCGCCTTGTTCTTCCCGCTCAGCACTACCTTTTGGCCAGTCTTCGGATGCTCCAAGACAAGGCCAAAAGGCAGTTTGCATGCCACTTCCATGACTTTTGCCACTCGCATTCTCCCTTATGCTTACAGGTTATACACCTAGCATCTGCGCGATGAACATCGGGCGATATATGATCGCGCCCCAGGTGCCTTGCGATTTTTTCTGCTTGAAGTTGCTGCTCCCGACGATGATCGGGTGCGCGCGCATCTTCTCGGTGAAGGCAACATCGACAGTGCGCTGGCCTTCATACGACTCGACGATCAGTTGCAACAGCTCGCCAGACCCGGTGGTGTATTCCGGCGCCGTGACAACGGTCAGATTCGGGTAAATCTTCTTGACCTTGTCAGCGACCGAAACGTTGTAATCGGTCACTTTGGTGAAGCCGGTCCCATCAGAAACCGGCGACATTGCCAATTTCATTGGCGTATTCCGGTCAATGAGGCCGTTGGTCTGAGTCACCAATTGCTGGTAAAGCTTGGCAATGTCGGCCAGAACTTCGGTCCCGGTCGCGGCGATCCATGACGTTCCGGTAGCCGCCTTCGTGATCGGCACGATGGCCGCGACCAAGTTCGGGTCATTCAGCAAGCCATAGTTTTGCAGGCCGGCGACGCCGAAAAAGTAGCTCTTGTTCTGGAACTTGTTCAGGGTCAGAGCCGACGCGATATTCAGGCGGTTCGCCAGATCGATCTTTGCCAATCCCGCGCGCTCGAGCTCCAGCTCGCCCCACTGCGTGAACACCTGATAATGATAGCTCTGGCGTTGGGGGAAGTTGGCATTGACACCGGCAACTCCGTCTTCCGAATGGTCGCCATAACTTGAGACTTCGCCGGTTGATTCGATCACGGAAAACATCGCCGTTTGCATCGTCCAATCGCCTTTTTTCACTTCCTCGCCGGCAATTTCCGCTGCCTTCATCGGGGACACAAGCACTTCGATGAGTTTCGGGTCGATATAGGTGGACAGGAAGGCCGGGATGCCGCTGTTACTGACGCTGATCATCGCCGGCTGGGCGTCCATGGCAACAGTCAAATCAAGAGCGGCTTCCTTCGCCTGGAAATCCAGGTTCGGTTGCCCCATGAAAATGATGCCGGCCTTTTGGGCCAGGGAATGCAGTTGTGGGTTCATGGTCTCATGCGCTCCTTAAAAAGACATTGCCGCAAGCTCGCCGGTGAGGCATGCACGCGAGCAAACGAAATCGGTCTCGACATAGCTGGTGGCCGTCGCCGCACCACTCGGCACGCTCTGCGACACACTCAGGGTATAGGTGCCGGTACTTCCTGCGGTTCCGGTAAGCTGAGCCATGATGTAGGCCGGCGTGCCGCTGGCTTGCGTAACCAGGTCTCCCACGCTCAGTGCGCCAGAGCCGATGGCCGAAACAGTCAGTGTCGTGGTGTTCTGCGCTGCGGTGATGGATGCAGCTTGTGGAGGCGCGCCACTCGCGGCAAAGCGCGTCGACCCGTCCTGAAACTTGGCGTAGACCTTGTTGTTAAGGACAGCGGCCGCGTCATTGGCAGTAGTGAAATAGTCGCCGGTGCGCATAAGCGTCACTTCCCTGCCGGCCTGGATCAGATTGCCGGACTCGGCAAGATAAGCCGTTATCAGCGCTTGTTGCTCGCGATGAACGAACCCGTTCGGCTTCCCCTGACCGGCATTCGACACCTTCACGCCGCCGCTGGAAATCCAGGCGAATCTCCCGACGGTAACGCCGCCGGCATCGGAAACGAACCCGCCTTCCGGCGCGACCACGGATGCCCGAGGATTTGCTGATGCGAAATCACCCGCAACCGCAATTGCAGGGGTGATATTTACTTGCTTCTGAAAACCCGCCATGACTGCCTCCTGTGATTACTGGGATGATTACGCTAGGCGAAAACGATTGGCCGCTGGAAACCGATCCAGCATCCCGGCCGCATCCTGCGCCACTACCGGGACTTTTATTGCGCCCTTGGCACCATTCGCGACCTTGAAGAGCGCGCGAAGCGCTGCCGTACCGGTGACGCCTTTGTGGTCGATATTGAGATGGTCCAATGCCATTGCATAAACATCCTCGGCAGAATCCATCACTACATCACCAATTACCTGGCGAACGTCTCGCGCCGCCTCGGCGGCATCTAGGAGCTGCTTGCGCAACGCCGCATTCGATTTGGCGATGGCAGAATCCATTGCCGTCTTGACCTCATCAGGTTTCATGCCTTTGTCCTCTTGGTCTTGGCCTTCGTCGTTTGATAGTGTTGCCGGAGTCAAAAGGGCGCAGGCCGCGTTGAGTGTTTCGTCATCGACCTTGCCGGCCAAGAGCGCGCGCATTTTGTCTTCAGGCGATTCGTCAGCGGCTTCGGTTTTCTGTTGTTCCTGTATCGGCTCTGACGGGGCAGGGTTGTCTTGCTGCTCGACTCCGAGAATCGAATCGATCAGATTGTCAACTTTTTGCGGGTCCAGGTCTTCATCGCAAGCGATCACCTGATCGCAAAAGCCTTTTCTGTCGAAATCCTTCAGCCCGACGGTTGCTGCTAGCGCAGGAATCTTCGAGTCCATCGCGATCTTCGGAGAAGCAATAGCAAGAGCAGCCATCAGCAGTTTTGACACGGGTTTCATTTTCATCAGGATGTCCCCAAAAGGATCGCGGTCCGCCACAATGACATCAGACCCGGCACGACCGCGCTCGACCAGAGTCAAATGATTACCCTGTATTTTCGTCATACGGCCATCATATGCTTGGCCTTCAAATTCACCGGGCTCCATTATTACATCGAAACCATAAGCGCATGATAATTCATGCGTTATTTCGTTGTCAATTCCAGCAATTGCATCGTCTTCCCATATGCAAAGATCGGCAACGAGATATGGCGGCTTAAATTCAATATCTGAACCGACAGCGCCAACAATAAATTCCTTTGGCAGGCTCGCGGAAGATACTGGTATGTGCCTCGAAAGGATCGGCATGCGCGAAAACGTCGTCGCGGCTTTTCCTAATTCATCAGGATCACGAAACAGTTGATACACGCGATCAGGATCAAGGCCATGATCTTGATAATCCGGTATTTCTCGGCCGTAGTATGGATTTACTGCGGCTTTGGAGATGTTCGATCGCTCAATATGCATGCGGCCATACTTGTCGATGGACCGCAGGCTTCTATCGAATACCATCTCATTTCTCATGATCCGGTCAAGGTTCCAGGATAGACGAAGAAAGCTCCCTCGCGCGCCCCAGGATATTCTCCGGCGCCTTCCCATCTGTAGAAATGCGACCCTGCCTCATTCAATTCGAAGTCATACTGATATTTCCCGGTTTCCGGGTTCAGGACCAGGCTGCCGTAGTTCGTAATTCCTGATGGCGCACTTATTACCAGGTCGACGCCGGCAGGATTGACGGCATTCCCGTCCAAATCTTGCACATCGAGATTCAGTCTCGCCACTTGCCCGACAATGTATCCAGGCTTTTTCATTCGACCATAATCCGCTCGCGATACGGAAGAGGTCCATTTCGATGCGAAGAATAGCGCCGTTCTGATGGCATTCGCGACATATTCATTTTGTGATTCTAGCGCATTTATTTGCGCCGTCGTCCATCGTGCAGTACCAATTGCAAATTTATTGCTACTCTCAATTGCTGCAATTGACCCGAGAGTAATGGTTCCTGGGTAGGCGGAAAATCCAAACGCGTCGCCATTTTCCATTGCTGCAATCTGTGCAGTGCGCCATATTCCCGCCCCAACAACAATGGCATCAGCCGCTTCGAGCAACGTTATCGCCGAACCTGTTGTTGCCTGCCCAGATGCCGCATAAGAATCCGCAGATTCCGTGGCCTGCACGTATCCATACGTCGTATTATCTGCCTCGGACAAGACTGCTGCGGCGTCCGTCGCCTCAGCCAAAACGATTTGCGCAAGGGTGACGCTTCCGGCTATGGCGTTGGATTGCAACGCATCGACCGCCTGTTCAGCCGCAACCTGCGCCGTTATCCATTGCGCGCCTGATGCGGCGAGACTGTCTGATCCTTCCGTGCAGGCAATCTCGGCGCCTGTCGTGACACTTGCGCTCGACGCCAGGGCGTTAGGCCCTTCTGTCCCGCTAATGCTCGCCGTGGTCCATCTTTGCGCCGCCATGGACACCGCGTCTGCCGCCTCAATCGATGCAATAGAGGCAGACGTGGTGCTCGTCGATTCTGCTGTAGCGCTAATCGCATCCGCACCTTCAGTCGCTACCACGGCGGCCGTCGTCCAGTTTGCCGCCGTCATTGAAACTACATTCGCACTTTCCACAACCGCAATATCTGCGGTAACCAGGCTTCCTGCATTTGCAGAAACCTGCAATACGTTCTGGGCCTCAGTAGCAGAAATCTGAGATTGCAGCACCATGAATCCGGCAGCGGATACCGAATTCGCACTTTCTACAGCCGCTACTTGAGCGGTACGCCAAACCGCTGCCGTCACCGCTACTGAGTCTGCATGCTCGACAACAGTAATCGAGGCCACGGTCGGCACAACTGCCGTCACCGCTACAGTATCGGCACGTTCTGTCGAAGCGACCTCAACACCATGCGCCACCCCAGACACTTCGCCGAACAGGTCGCTTTGATATCCTGGGTCGTCGTCGTCGTTGGCCGTAACATTGATGTAGTACGTTTGGCCGATGGCAAGGCCAGTCAGCAGGAAGGACGTGACGTTCCCGACGAACAGGCTATTTGCATAAAGCGTATAGTCGCTGTTGCCCCTGCTTACGGTATCCCAATAGACTCGATATCGAGTAACTGACGGATCGGTAGAGGCGCTCCAGGATGTCGACAACTGTCCGACCAGATAGCTGCTTGCAGACGCGGACAAAATGTTTGCTGCATCGGTAATGGCGATCTGCGAAGTCCGCCAGATAGCCGCAGATGCGGCCAGTACATTCGGCGCTTCCGTCGTGGCGATCGCGGCAGACGAGCTCGTTGATGCCGATGCAGATAGAGTATTGGCGCTCTCTACTGCCGAGATTTGCGCCGTTGTCCAGTTTGCCGCCGTGACAGATGCAGAGTCAGCCCCTTCCGTAGAGCCTATTGATGCGTTTGTCGTCGACCCAGAGGACGCCCCGTCCAAGAAAAGCGATATGCCAACGTTATCTCGCGATGTGCCTAGCGTCGATACGCGCGTGCCTGTGGCGCCTGTCGACGAGAGCGTCTCATAGAACGTCCGCCCGGTATTGACTGTCTGATCCCCAACCGTGCCGGCTGTAGTGCCGGCCGGCGTGGTCATGGTAGCCGGATCGCTTATTCCGAAGATGCTCAGCATCCCCTGGCCGGACGTGCCTGACCCTCCAGGAGCTGTTGCCGTGGTGCCGGTTGCCGGAGTGCCTTCCGCTACGCTGGCGTATGAAAGCGCACTACTGCCGCGCTGGGTGTCTAGCCATGCGGTTCCGTAGACATTGCCCGGACCGCCGGCAAATACGACCGAATAATTACCTGATTCCGCACCGGTACAGTCGTGCGTGAATACTTCAAAATATGCCCCTGACGTTCCTCCGTCATTGGTGAGGCGTATTTGCTTGCGTGAGGTAAAGCCTGTGATCGCCGGGTAGGTAAGCGCCCCCGAGTCTGAGCAATACCATGAGACAGAAATGACAGCTTCATCTCCGGCCGCAGTGCCGGTATCAACAGCAAGCGACAGAGTAGGGTAGGACGCCCCGTTGACGAATGCGGTACTCCCCGAGCTTACCTTGCTGAGTGCCATGGGTCAGTGCACGGTGATCGATCCGCCTTTGCGGACCTTGACGTGCAGATATGCCGATGACGTGCAATACTGGCTGCTAGCACCGTCGGCATTCGAGGCGATGACGCACGTGTCGCACGGACCGCCATATTGGCAAGTGAAGGTGGCTACCGAATCGGTATCACTCGTCGAGCACGTCGCCAGAGAGCAACTGGATACGCTCCACGAGTATGACGTAGGCGAGTTCGACGCAGTAGCGGTGCAGTCTGTCGTTCCGTGCGACTGTATGATCGTGGGAGAGCAAGAGATTCCGGACACTACCGGCGGGCTGCCGCCTCCTTGCGCGATCGTGGCGTCAGACATGCTCCCTGTGGCGCCGCTACCTTGGTCCGTGTAAAGCTCGAAGTCGTCAAAGTATTCGTAGTTCGTTGCGTCCGATCCGCCTGTGTCGCCGTTCGATGTGAGATAGAAAGTGTTCCACTTGGTGGACACAAAGTCCATGCCAGTATCATTTCGCACCAGCGACCCGTCACACCATACCTTTATGGTCCCGGTGGACTGTCGCAAATAGAACTCGTACTTATGCCAAGCCCCAGTCACATCCAAGCAGTCACCCTCATACTTTGTCGGACATGCTGTCGAGTCGTTTGGGTTGCACTGGTCCTTCCATCCGGCATCTGAAGGACCGACCACGGCGAAATGATCGTGATACGGATCAGTTTGGAAGTGCCGCAGAATCTTTTGCGCTCCACTGCCAGACTGATTGAAATTCGTGTCGAGCCGCACGTAGACGCGGTAGAAAAACTCGTCTGTGTAGCTTGATGTGCCAATCTTGAGCGTGTCAAAAGCATTGCTAGACACGTTCGAAAAGTTGCAGCGGATCATCTTCGATCCGCCGTGCGGAGACGTCCCGTCCGCCCCTGATGTGACGTAGGAACACGTGCCATTCGGGCTATCCGGACTCCATCCGTGCGTTATGGGGTCTGCGTCAGCCTCGGCGCTGTCATAGAAGACACGACCTGCGCCATACGCATAGCCGCAAACGAAAAGCGCGCACAGCATTAGCCATGCGCGCCATGCCTTACGCATAATCACGACCGGCCTATCTATCAGTGGCCGGAGTTGCCGCTTGTGATCGTGAAGGCGGTGATGGCAACAGGCTGACCGGATGTCGTCGGGCCGATGATCATATCGGCCGTGCTGGTGGCAGCAGAGCCGTCAATCAAGGCCGTTCCGCCCGAGGTCTTGATCCTGAACCACGTCGGTTGTATCGAGGCGCTCGCGTTGACGTTGGCAGGCAGAGTCGGGCTGAGCACTGACGGCGTTGCCGTGGTCGCACCAGGGGCAAATGGGCTGCCGCCGGTAAATGGTCCGACCACAAGAGTCCCATCAGCGCCAGCAGGACCGCTAGGCTGCGTCCCTGAATAGATATACCACAGTGACGCATTTCCGACCGCCGTAGTAATCGCGTCGAGCTGGGCCTTCATCAGCGTGTCGCGGTAATTGAGCTTGGATACGTACAGGATCAACCCCATACGGCCGAGGAGCTGCTCGCACCAGATGTCAAGCAGATTGCGCCACATCGCAAACCGGATCGACCATGCGAGCCGCAGTTTGCTACCCTGATGCCGGATCGATGAGAACAGCATGAAATCCAGGAACGCCCCGAGACGATCCAACGCATCCATCACGATGCTCTTTGCGATATTACCCATTGACTTGGTCTCCTTGCATTACGATGTGAATCTGCGCATCCGTCACCTTGGCGACGAAAGGCACCAGCTCGATTTCAAATCCATGTCCACTCGGATCATCCGTCCAGCCATCCGCAGCAAGCTCCAATGCTGCCCCTTCGGTCGTTACCTTCGAGCTTTGGAAGGACCCATCAACCGGGTTCTTCCGGTACATCCATTTGGGTATTGCCATTTCATATATCTCCTAAAAAGGCAGAACTGATCTTGACGTACATCGGCAGTTAATTAGTTCTCCAGGTTGGATATATTCCCCTGAGATCAAACAGCCTTCCGCGATTTTATACTTTTTTCCGTTTGCTGCAATATGATCTGGTCTTGGTTCTTTTCCGGCGCTCGAATGCATCCATATCGCTTCCGTCAATCCAAGCTCCAATTGCCTCGTTCTATTGACGACTGCATTCGCCTTGTTTGACTGGTCTCTGGCGATCAATTCAGCCCGATGCGAGGCTGCAGGATATAACAGGCGCAATTCCTTGACCATGCCTTCCAAGTCTCTGCCAAATGAATAATGGCGCAAAACAATGCCTTCGACTTTACTTAGATACTGCTCTGGAATTGACTTGATTAGCCCAACATTTTCTGCGATTTGAGCGCTCAATGCATCACGCATTGCTTTGGTCATTCTGAAGTCGACAGCCCATCCAGCTTCCTTGAGCGCCAGGCGGAATGCGCTATCAGCATGCTTGTACATATGGGTAATATAAGCCTCGGCCAGACGCGGCGCGTAATCATCGAATCGCTTGGTCCAGCGCCGGCCGAGGTCATCCATATATTTCTTGATCGCCCTCGAAGGAAGTTCATCTTGGGCAATTGCAACCATCTCGACAGTCCTGGGTGGCGCCTTTCGATATGCTGCCGGAAGCCAGTGCATGATTGACCTTTCCATGTCGTCAACCATTGCACGAAGCGCCTTGCGGTACTTCAGCTCAATGCCGCGATTCGGCCGCACAGCCCTCGTCGTCTTGACTGTCTTGTCAATCATCCGGCATAGCCTTGTGCTGCGCCTCGCTCCCGGCATTTCCCTCATCTTCGCCGCCATCATCTCCTATCGACGCTTTTGCGAGCAGCGCAGCCAATCCAAGCTTCTTTCTTTCGTCATCATCCATGTCATCTCCTTGCAGTGCCGGCAAAGCCTCTTCTAATGACAGACCCTCGTACCCGCTATTTGGGTCACGCGCGAGGCGTTCCCGCTCCTCGCTAGCATCAATCACACCGGCGGCGATATAGGCCGTGCCGGCTTGTGAATCCTTGACCCTGATGTCGGCCAGTTCAGCTTCGGTGAGCTGATAAAGAGGCACAAACCGGAACCCAATATCATGGTCTATCTCACCGAATTTAGATATTTGTACCGCCTTTAGGATGTTCTCGATGGGCTCCCTCCAATGCGCTTCCTGCTGCGCCGCGATCCAGTCGTAGAAAACTCTTATCTCGCCCTCGCTGGAGGCGTTGAGCCCAGATGGCGATATGCCGGTGAGAATCACGGATGGGAGGCGGCTCACCGAGCACATGTGCTCCTGCGCCTGAGCCTGCAGCTCGTGCAGTCCTGATAGGGGAGTATTGATTTGCATAATCTCTTCGCGGTCCTTGTCTAGCAGCATCAGGCCGCGATTGCTTCGCGTCTTGGTGAATAGCTCGGCTCGCGCGAACAGGTTCGTGCCATCGTCATCGCCAGACAAAACTTGGTCCATGCTGGTCGCAAGCGCGGTGATCGAGAAATTGTAAAGCAGGTCAGACACGCTCTGCTTTGTCCTGATCCACCAATCGACATACGGCTCAGCAAGCTGCGAGAGAGACATGCCGCTGAAATTATATGCTGGCTTCAAGATGTCCGGCAGTGGCCGGGTTACTACTGTGAATATACGAGATGCATGGACTCTCTTGCCTAGCATCCACCAAGATGTGGGCCGATAGAAATCATCGGCGGACGGGTCATTCGAATTGTATGCCGATGGCGTAGTCCATATGGGTTCCACAGTGGCCAGGCTATTGATCGGCCCTTTGCCTAGTGTCGTGCGCTTGTCAAATACAAGCGGCGTTTCTGGATCGGCCCCATCGATTTTGATGTAGAGCTGCGCGCGCCCGAAATATGCGTCATGCTCAGCAGCCTTGGCGATCAGTCCGCGAACACCAAGCCGCCTGAACTCTGCCTCAATGACCTTTATTTTCTCTGGCGCGTCTTGCTTGTCGTCATCCGCGCTGGTGAATTCTATCCATTTCCGCGTGATTTCGGTTCCAAGCGCAGACGCCATCGCGCGAAATTCCGCTCGAGTTGCGAGATTTGAGAGATATGGATAGCCAGGAAATCCGCCTCCCTGAAAAGATTGTGAGGCGTAGGCGTAGAGCGAATCGTCCATTGCCATGACCGGCGCCTTTTCCCCGTCCGGAATTACGCCTTGGATCAAATTCGGGCGAACCACAGGAAACTCTCGCATCTCGATATGCTGCATTCTGGCCTTTGCCAATGCCATGAGCAGACCATCCCCTACTACTTTAGGTGCCTTGATTGTGGCTTTAGGTGGGGTAATTTTTGACATGTATTGTATTCTTTACCGAATTTGTGAGGGGTGACGGCCCATGGCCTTGTCTAGTACCGCCTGGGTGATGCGCAGTCTATCAAAAGCAGGATACAACCGGCGCAAAGCTTGCGTCAAAGCATCAACTTGATCGTCGTTCGACGCAGCCGGGAATGTTGTCACTTCTGACACAAATTCCGTAATCCAAGGAGCTATCGATTTTTCTGGAATCCACACATTCCCTGCCTCCCAGTATCCCGTAACCGCATGCGCACGTGCTAATTTAGACCCATCAGGCTCGATTGGCAAAAGTCCCGGGACGCTCATCTTAAGAGTGTCTATCACCGCCGGGCCGTTGGCTTTATCTTCGATCAGTATTTCCCGGCATCTCGGCCATTTTTGCTTCAGTGCGACTACTGCCTTGACCGTCTCGGTAAAGCTCATGCGTGCTCTGACTTGATCAAGGAGATAAGAGTTTGCCTCTTTCTTGCCCCATATTTGCCCTACAACAAAATCCGAGCCATCGGTATCCTTGAACGTGCAATCCCAGGATGCAATTATCTTGTCGAACTTTTTCGGCAAATCATTTGGCAAGTAGTAATGAATTCCGGAGTCTTTGAATATGTTTCCTCCTGCCGCTTTCGGAGACCCTTGATATTGGGCTGCCCACCAGTATTCAGATGATGCCGCCTTTATTTCTTTTAGTTGCTCTATTGGGTGTAAAGCAGGAACAAGTGCGCCTTTTGGTAATGACGGATCAAACCCGACTTCGCCCTCTTCGTTAATTGCCGGGAAATTAAGAACACGCAATCTTTCACTATCTGAATTACGCTCAATTGTCATTCCCGACAAATCATCTTGCGCCCATCTTGTTGCCATTATGATTTGCCCAGAGTTCTTTGATGGGCGCGTGTCAAATACCGAAGTTTTCCATTCCCACATTGCCTTTTTTACGGTTTCGCTTAATGCCTCTTTAGCATTCTTGATCGGATCATCAATAATTCCTACGTCAATAGGGCGCCCTGTCATACCGCCGCCAATGCCAACACCAAAATAAGTACCACTTCCACCAGGATTACTGAATTCCGAAATGCGATCTATGGAATATTTTGGCAATTTCTCTCCAGAGCATGGAAAGACCCTAGCGTGCGCATCATCGATAATGTTCCGCTTGACATCGCGCGCCATTGACTCGGCCAAGTCTGTGGCGTAGCTGGCAGTGCCGATATGGATGTCCGGGAAGCGGCCAAGGAGGTAGGCGGGGAATTTGCGTGAGACTAGCTCGCTCTTTCCGTGTTGCGGTGGCGCCTGAAGTATCAGGATGGGCCGGCGCCCTTGTAGTACAGCCTCAACAAAGCTGTCCAGTTCATCACAGACG